TTTAAGGGCTACCCGGGAAAACATTCGGGCAACGGAGAGTGCAGGTAAACGCATCACCTCCAAAGCGGCGAGAACAAAACCTAAACAATACAAAGAAGACCCACTAGCTATGCTTGTAAAGGAGGCGTAATGGAACAACCAGATAGATTAAAAAAGTTTATACTTCAAGATGGCAAACCCATTCAAAAGATATGGGATACATCTAGTCTATCATCATTCCTTTCATGCCCCCGTTTATATAATTATACAAACTTGCAAGGGTATAGGTCAAAGGTTTATGGTATGGCAACAGGCTTTGGCTCTGCTGTGCATATGGGATTTGAAGTACTCGACGCAGAGAAATGCAAGGGGGCATCAAAGGATCAGGCTGTAGTAGCTTCCATCAAAGCTGTACTCCTGGAATATGGAGAGGCTTTATCCCAGGCAGAGGACAAGGCGCGGGGTCTGACATCAGTCCTTCGTGCAATAGTATGGAGAGCCGAAGAATATTGGGAAGACCTATTTGAAATAGCGACTATGCCTAATGGAGAGCCTTGCCTAGAGCAGAGGTTTGAAGTTCCATTCGGCAACGGCTATAGATTTTCTGGTCGCATCGATAAGATAGTTCAGTTGGATGGTAAACTTTATTTATGCGATGTAAAGACAACAAAGAGCACACTTAACTCTAATTACTTCAGCAACTTTATGCCTAACAACCAGGTATTCTCATATCTCTGGGCCGCACGGGAAGTTCTTGGCTTGGATATAATAGGGTTTATTGTGGATGCAGTACAAACAGGAGTTCATTTCACAAGATTCAATCGGAGTGTATATAATGTACCAACAGATTTAATTAAGGAATGGTATAAAGATGCACTACATACATTAGATGTATCAACTAATTATTTTAACAAACAATACTATCCAGCAGATTTTACTGCGTGTAATAACTATGGTGGTTGCAGATTCAAGGAGGTGTGCAGCGCATCACCGTCCCGGAGAAACTTATTCCTGGAAAATGATTTTGAAAAAGAACCACACCCCGATTTACAGGAGGCATATGAAAAAGCAAATGCATAATATGAGACAAGGTAAGCGAAACCAGGAACCTCCAGCATGGTACTGGGACTCACGAGTTTTAACTAGAATAATTTTTGTTTTAGTATTACTCAATTTAATATCACACTGTGGAGGACAATGATATGACACTAACAGATATATTATTAATAGCAATATTAATATCTAATATTGGAGTGGGATTTTTAATCTACGCTTTAGGAAAAATAATATTAGAAAAGAGTTGACACGGATTTAAAAAAATGTTAAAATATAACTTTACAGGAGAGAGAAATGGCGAACATAAAAAATCACAAGTCATCTGACTATACTAAGTTATTGCTTGTAGGAGATTCTGGTTCTGGTAAGACAGCTTCCTTATCTTCATTAGCAAATGCAGGTTATAACTTACGCATATTAGATTATGATGATGGTCTATCTATTCTTCCAGAATTTTTAAATAAGGACGCAGTTAAACGCGTGTCTTATGTTACATTAAAAGATGCCCTCGGACAAGCTAATGCTTTTCGTAAGGGTGTTCAATTAATTACACAATGGAAAGATGGAGATGAAGATTACGGTCCCGTTAAATCGTGGACTAATAAAGATGTTCTTGTTATAGACAGCTTGACATTGATGGGCGAATCAGCTTTGCGTGGTGCTTTGGTTTTTAATAATAAAAAACCAACAGACCAACCTACTCAACCCGAGTGGGGAACCGCGGCGCGTGATGTCCAACATATCATACAGTATATAACGGGATCAGAAGTTCCTTGTAATGTGGTGGTTACTACTCACATGCAGTACATGGAGGGAGACTTAGGTGTTTCCAAAGCATACCCAACAAGTGTTGGTTCTAAATTATCTACTAAGATAGGACGATACTTTAATTGTGTGTGCCGAATAGACACTAGGGCTTCAAGTAAAGGAGTGGAACGCACACTCCGAACAGTATCAGATCATAAGATGGATCTAAAAGTAACAGCACCTAAATTATTAGATGCTAATTACGAATTGGATCTGGCTAAATTGTTTGATGCTATTCAAAAGAACGCGAAAGATAAATTAACAAATAATACAGGAGGAAAAACCAATGTCTGATGTTAATGACTTTTTAAGTATGACTCCAGGAGATGTGCCTGAGTCAGTTACCTTGCCTGAAGGCAGTTACGATTTCACTATTACATCTTATCGTTCCGATAGGGTGGGTGAAAACCAAACTCCTTTGGTTAGGATTAACTGCAAGGCAGTTGGAATCATACAATCTGATCTTACAGATTCAGATTTATCCAATGCTGAACCAACTCGAATAGAGTTTTGGGCAACACCAAAAGCAATGCAACAAAACAACCCTGCATTGTCACTAAAAGCTTTCCTTGTGAAGGCACTTGACATGGGCGATAAAGAATCGTTCGGCGAATTGCTTGAGCAAGCAATCGGTCAAACATTTAGTGGTGTTGTGAAACACGAGATGGTTGGCAGAAATAAAGACGTACTTATCGCGTCCATAAAACGCGTACTTAAGAAGTAACGTCTTTATGAGTGAGTACGCAGTCAATAAAAGAATAGAGTCTCGCAAACCTTCTTTAGCTCGGGATTGCAAGATTGCTTTTATATTCGAGTACCCTACTAACAGTGAAACAATCGCTAATAAAATCCTGCAAGGGGGCACGGGAAAATTATTCAGTGAGCTTTGTGACATTGCCAAGATAGACCTCGACGACTGCTTGCTCACTCACACCATACAACTAAAGCCCCACCGAAATGACACTCAATATTTTTTTCACAAGAGAAAGGAATATAAAGCTCTAGGTAAAGAGAGTGAGTGGAGATCAAGTTTACCATTAAAGAAAGAGGGATACCTTAAACAAAAATTTGAAGATGAAATAATACGTTTGCACAAAGAGATCGAGGACGTTCAACCCAGGGTGATCATTCCTATGGGCTCCTTGTCCTTGTGGGCATTGACGGGACTAGATAAGATTGGTACGTATAGAGGCGCAACCTTCACAACCTCATTGCGTCATTCTGACCTACACAACTATAAAATTGTACCAACCTATAGCCCCGTCTCTGTTCTTAAAAATTTTAAATACAGACCACATTTCGTAGCTGACTTACAGAAAGCACAAAGAGAATCCCTCTCCACACAATTACAACACACAGACAGAGATGTATGGATTGAACCTACACTTACTGATCTGGATGAATTTGAAAAAAAATTTATCAGTGAAGCAAATCACGACAACCCTCTCGCATTTGATATTGAAACAGCAGAAGGCTCTATTGTTTGTATAGGCTTTGCACCCAATCCTACTACTGCAATGGTTGTTCCTTTTCGCGATAATAATAAAGAATTAAATAATTACTGGTCTGCTACTGATGAAGTCGCAGCCTGGCACTGGGTGAAAAAAATCCTGGAAAACGAAAAGATTGTTAAGGTGGCACAGAATCAATTATATGATGTGTCATGGTTAGCATACAAGATGAACATACATGTCAAGGGTATCATTCATGATACGATGCATGCACAACATTCATTACAACCAGAACAAGAAAAAGGTTTGGCTTTTCTTGGCTCTATATATACAAATGAGAGTGCTTGGAAAACCTTAGCCAAGTTTTCAAAGAGTACTAAAGCAGATGCATAAATGTAATGAAACGATCACAATTGTTTTCGGTCAAACCGTTGCCCGAAAATGTAAAAGACGTAGAGAATTTAATCTCTCTATGGAGAGCAGTTTTAGATCAAGCTGTCCAAGACTTTGCCTATAATGGCAAGTCGGAAGACGGTTTGCAAAATAAACTAGACGTAGAAAGATGGTTGAAGTATAAGAAAGAGGAATTTGAATTAGTGTGTTCACTAGCGGAAGTAGACCCCGAGCGAGCACGAAAAGAATTTATTAGATACAAAAAGGGAGAGTATGATAGAAACAAAAAGAACCTTAGACTTTCTAAGAGACGCAATGACATTAGTTGAGGGTAACAGAGCTTTAGAATATGGAGACAAAGTTATTAACCATAACAACATTGCTAAACTATGGTCAGCCTATCTTGACCACCCACTCACGGGGCATGAGGTCGCTGTGATGATGTGCTTATTAAAAATAGCAAGAACTAAATTAGGTAAGAGAACCAGGGATACCTATGCTG